TTACATAAGCTTTTCCAGAACTGATTTGATAAATCATCAAATCTTCAGAGGGGGTATTGCCATTTTTAGTCGTTTGGTTTTCAAAGTAAATTCCATTATTAAATGTCTTATCATTAAGACTATCTCTTACTATTAGTGAAAATGGTTTTACATAATAATCTCCAGATTCATCAAAGGTTCTTCTTGCAAGTTCATCTCTTATAAGACTATATTGAGCATTTTTATTGAAAAATTGAGGTATTCCATTCTCAACCCTCATAATTTCAACAAAATTATCATTCTCAATGCTATCAATTTCTCTTTTTTCTAGTATTAAATTTAATTTAAATCTATCAGATCCTGGCGCAGCAAAATTAGAAAATCCTTGAGCATTATCATATAAAGTAGTATCCTCATAGGAAGAAACTATAGTTTCTTCTATTTTAAATCCAACTTTATAAGATGGTGAAATTCCATATTGATCTAATAATATTCTTTGTTCATCAACACTAGCAAAAAATCCTCTAACAAAATAAACACCAGATGAAACAGAAACCGCAGTTCCCTCATAAATTGCATTATCAAATAAGGTATTACAAAATCCTTGACCTGATTGTATAGTAAAATTTCCGTAAGTTAATGGAGATTCTAATAATAAAGTTTCACCATTATTAAAAACTTTTTGATTAAAATCAGAACCACCACTAGTTAAATATTTGACATAAATTGTATAATTTCCCTTTTCTGAATCGGATGATTTAAGTAAATATACTACTTCAGCAGTTATATTGCTAGTTTCTCCTCGTATTTTTTTACCTAAGAGGTTATCAAAGTATAAAGATACTGGAGATCCATTATATTCAGACTCTATTTGAACGGCATATAATGGATTTTCATATTTTAATTCTCCAGGAATTACTACTGATCCTTCTTTAAATATATGTTTTCCGTGCTGTTCAGATTGGTATTGCAGAATTGACTGTAGATTGTTTAATTCCCTAGCTTGTATAGGAAATCCTGGTTTAAACAATACTTTATAATAATCTTTAGACGGATCAAAATCGTCAAAGTATGGAGATACGTTAAGATTAGTTTCCTGAGTCATTTTATTTTAAAACTGCAATACAACTTTGATGTCTTCTTTTTGATTGGTTGATCTTGTAATAGAAGGACGATTATCAACAAAAATTATATTTCCAGAATATTTTTGTACTTCTGGAGAAGAAAGTCCTTTCACAAAAGATTGCCCCAATTGATATTGTACACTATTTATTGTTATAGTTGTAGAAGGATTTTCTAACTGACCAAAAGTATCATCAATAACAAGATCATTAGAACCACCAACTATAATTTTATTACTAACATCAGAATTAAATCTATTTAAACCAAATCCATAAACTGGGGAACTATTCGGAGTGCCATTAGTATTAAATCCAGCAAGTCTTCTATCCTGCCAATATTTTAGTACACCAGTTTTTTTATCATAAGAAATAACTCTACCTACAGCAGTAATTCCCAAACCTATTGTTTGTGTTATTACGGAATCGGCATCAAAAGTAGTTGTTTTAAATAAATCAGTAGATCCTTGAGGTCCAATAAGTCTCATAGCATAAACTGAACTTACATAATTTGAATCTAGAACTTCATTTGAATTTGGTTTTAATGGATTTTCAACTATTCCAATTCGTGCAATTTGATTTCCGGTGATAAAATCTGGATTTGTTGTGTCATTTTCAATTCTTGAATATAAAAGAACATTTGATGATCCAAGTTCCCTATAAATGTCATATCCATGTCCACCAGGAGGAGGAATTATCACATCAAATGCAGGTGGTCTATCTGTTGATGGCAAATTACCTGCTTCTATATCAACAGTACCAAAAGTATATCCAGATCCACCTTTTGATACATATACATCAGAGACTTGTCCTGTTTCACCAGTAACAATTGTAACTTCTGCACCACTTCCATTCCCTTTTATTGGTACTCCAACATAAGTCTTATTGGATTGTAAAGATTCACCTCTATTCCTAATAGTTACTATTTTTATTTGACCACCAAGAGAGGCATTTTCTCTAATTGCAGAATAAGTTGAATTTGTTTCCCAATCAGATGGAACTGGTATATAATAAATTGAATCAAATTTAATAATTTCTGATGGTTTTATTGTATAAAGATATTTCCAAATATATCCATCATCACCAGCAGATCTTGGTTCTAAATCAATAAAAGTAGGTTTATCTCTTGATTGTTCTCCTTTGTAATTATTTTCGGGGGATGCCCCATTGTATAGACAAATATATACTTTATTCTCATCAGTTACAACATAATATTTTGATGAATATAAACTTGTTGCATTAGTTTGTGGGGACGGTTTATCAATTGATATATCATGTCTATACATATCATAAATTTCACCAGATTCCCAATCTGTTTTTTTAACTATTAAATTTACATCAGAAGAAATAATTCTCTTCAAAGCAATCATACTATCCCAATAATCATTATACTGATCAAAACAATCTCTTGGACTTGGTGGATCAGAATCCCAGTCAGATTGAAATTCAGTTGCATTAGGAAGACCAATAAAAGAATAACAAGTGCTATCAGATGATACTGATTTTACAAAATTTTTAGCATTAAATATTCTAATTTGATCAGTTATAATTGCTGACATATTTAAATTTTTATTTTTGACTATTTATATGAATATAATTAAACTATAGTAGTAGTTGTCGATGGTCTTATCCAATTTACGCCATTATACCAAGCAATACTGTTTGAATTGGTATGGAAAACTACCATACCCCTCACTGAAGTTATACCAGACGTTAAATCTGCTGTAGAGTAATGTGGTAATATTAAAGCTGGATATGGACTTGAAAGAGGTGCAGTTAAGTCTAAAGAAGATCTTGGTTGTGTCGATCCAATTCCAACTGCCGGACGAACTGTATTAGTATTTCCGATTATTAAGTATCCAGTAGATGATCCTGGTCCTAGATGTAAAGTGTTTTGTTGAGGTTTATAAAACCATACATTTCTATTATTAGTTTCATCATAGTATCCAACAGATTCCCCCTGTATAGAATCTTCCGAGTTACCATACAGATAAGTATAAGTTGAACCATTATCAAATATTATTTGTCTTTCTGGAACATCCCTAATATCAAGATAGATATTATTTCCATCAGCACCAGAAATGTGTAAAGCTGCTACTGGATTAGTTGTTCCTATGCCGACACTACTACCAACACCCAAAGAACGATTTACATAAACAGATCCTTTACCAGTACTAGTTCCTAAATGTAAAACTTCTTCAGATGAATCATAATACCAAACTGAATTTGTATTTGTTAAATCATACAATCCCATCACCCCACCATTTGGGTTGGTAGATTCTGATTGGAAAAAATAAAGTTCATTAGTGCCATTATTAAATCTAATTCTTCTTTCACTTACATTTGCTTCTAAATAAATATCACCTTGCCTAATATCAATAGAATGAACAGGTGCAGTAGTTCCAATACCAATACTACTACCAATACTCAATATATTGTTTATATTAACATTAGATGTAGTACTTATGCTTGAAGGTGAATCTTTTTTCCACAATCCAATGGAATCATTTAAAGATATTGTAACTATTCCAGTATTTGAAGATATAGTTACTCCTATTCCACCATTTACACGGGAAACATAACCACCTAACACATCTGAAGATATTCCAGAACTAGTTGCATAAGTTGCTATACCAGATCTGCTTGAATATGTAGCAATTCCAGCAGTACTAGCATAACCAACACCTGATCCTCCACCGTCAGTTCTATTATATAATTCAATAAAATTATCATTAATTTTATCACCACCATCTCTTAAAGTATCACCTGTGCCATCATTAGGCAATAATCCAATATTAATTTCTTGTCTTGCCATGAATTTAATATTTTTTACTATTTAGTTAGTATAATCTTTATATTTTAATGGTTTAACTCTACGTACTATTGGTGAAGAATTAATTCCTACTCCATTTTCACCATACCAAGTAAATTCATTAGTATTTCTTCCACCAAAAGAAATTTTACCCCAACTAAATTTACCGTAAAAAATAAATGGATTATTATTTTCAAATAAGTATTCATTATTATCCCAAGTCAAATTGGTAGAATCAAAAGTTATATTTTCTTCAATCGTTGGATGAGAATCAACACTTACAAGAACTTTATTTACATGAGTTTGTCCAACTCCTACTACATTTTTTTGTTCTATTTTAAAATCTAATACTTGATATACATTATCAATAAAAGTTGTTCCAACTCCAATTATAGATCCATCTTTTCTATAAGAAATAGTCCCATTACCAATTTCACTCTGATATAATGAAAAATAGTATCCAGTTTTAATTCCACTAATTCCTGTGGTAGCAATTCCGACAGGATTTATATCAATATCTCTTATAAATGAATCCTTTGGAATGTATAAATCTAACCACAATCCAGTCTTTGCTACTCCAACAATACTTGTTGATGCTATACCAGTAATAATTCCAAAATCACCTTCATATGAAACATTTCTTATTTCTTCAATTTTTGCTTTTGGTGGTTCAATAAGTATAGGTACATTAGTTGAATTAGTATATCCAAATCCTGAATTAACTATAGTTATAGAAGTAACAACTCCAGATGTTACAGATGCTATTGCAGTTGCTGTAGTCCCAATACCTGTTGGATTTGCTATAGAAACTATTGGATTAGTTAAATATCCACTACCACCATCTTCAATTATAATTGATTGTACTGTTCCAGAAGTAGAAACAACAACTGATGCAGAAGCAGGAGAAGTTTGATCTTGAGAAATTATTTGAACAACTTTTACATCATCTGGCAATAGGTAGTATTCATCATAACTATCGAAAAATGTCTTCAAGTTTTCAACAAAAATTTCTGTAGTATTAATTCCAACATTTTGAATTATATTTGTAGTTGGATAAATTAATGGTTCATATAATAATCTAGATTTACTAACTTTAAGACCTTCTATGAATAAATCATTTCTTTGTTTACACCAAATAACATTTCTTAATAGAGATTGATCACTATTAATACCAACTCCAGAATATAAATTAGTTCTAGCAATTTTTGATCCAATAATTTCCTCAACTATTCTTGGATTTTCGGTAAGGAAATCTTCTTCACCATTAAAAGTATACAAATTTTTACTATCATTGTAGTAATATGAAGGTCCAGATAAAGTTAATTTATCACCAACTTTTACTGTTTCTTCAATATCAACATTAAATACATCTACTCCATCAGTTCCTCTATAAAACATAATTTTTGTTTTAGATCCCGGATTTGGTGGTTGTATAAACTCAATTACACTTCCACCATTAAAAATATAACTTTCTCCAGGTACTTGTAAAATATCATCCACAAATATCAGTAAAGTTGATTTCAAATCAATACTAGATGTTGGTGATTTTTCTATCGATATTTGATTCTTATTAATTCTAAGTGGGAACAATCTTCTTCTACCATTAATCAAATCGTCAATTGGATCAAAAACTTGTATTGTTCCCATCGACCACCCAAAGAAACTATCATTATAAATTCTTTCAACTTTTAATTGAAACTCACTAAATGGAATAGATAAATCTGTTTGTATTCCTGATAATCCACCAATATCTACTGTGAGTATTTCTCCTGGTTGATACCCATAACCAAGATTATTTAATTCAAAATTAAGAACACTACTATCTTGACTTACTACAATATTAACAGATGCAAGAGTTCCAATACCAGATGATGATTGAGAACTATAGATCAGTGGAATATTT